ATCCTGTGGTACTATCCACACCTGGTAAATTCCCCCACTATTATTGGAGCAGGATTTTGCAATCTCCTCCAAAGAGGCACATAAATTTGGCATATTGTTAAGTTTTATATAAAGGGGGTTGCCCCCCTATATGAATTAATAATTAAGATCCGTAAACGATATCAGTTGGGTTAACATAGTTAAATCCTACTTTCATATTTGCACGAGTTCTCAAATAAGGCTCAGCAACAGTATCAGACAAGTTCACTGCACGTAGATCAGATGGATCAGACTCAGCATCAAACAAATAGATAAGGTTATCCTTTAATGTAATTACCAAATGGTCATTAGACATACCTGGACAAAGTACAATTTTAACGCCTAAGTAAGTTAAGTTAAGATCCTGAGTGATGTATGCATTAGTGTTACCACTAGCTACACCTAAACGGTAGATGTTTACTAATTGAGTTGGTAAGTAGATACGTAAATCAGCAGTACGAGATGCAATGTTAGCAGGTACTAAAGCAAAAGCAGCTTGTAAATTAGCTAACATCTGAGCAAAAGTAGGGTTTACTGTCATAGCAGTGTAAGGAATAACAGCGATATCTCCTGCAAGTTGCACCTCATAACCATCACATAAAGCAAGTGCAGGAGTTAATGATCCTGTATCACCTTGCCATCTCAAAGTCTCAATAGATCCATTGATAGAGTTAGCCATCTCACTCCAGTAGAAGCTCATAAAGTTAGCTACAGTGAAATCACCATTTGAACCTTGAGCCATTTGTAAAGATACAAAAGACTGCTCTAATTCAAACTGACAAATCTGAGCCATTGCAGATAGAGCACATACACTCATAATCTTTGCAGATAAAGTGTCTGTAGGTGCAGTAAAAGCACAGTTAGAAGGCTGTAAAATGTCTCCAAAAGTGACAGCTCCTAGAGCTACTTCAAATTTCACCGATGGCAAAGTACGAAAGTTGTCTACGATGTCAGATGATCCTAAATAAGCCTGTGCATAAAATGCCTCAGCATTAGGTGTTAATTGAGCATTAGCTCCATTGTTTAAGTCAAATCTTAATTTTCTCATTTTTTTTTTTATTTGTTATTGTTAAATTTAATAAAGTTACTTAGTCTTTGTTGTACACTTAAAGCTACAACCTCCTCAACCACCTCAGCTTGATCATCTACAGCCATTGACTCCTCTAATTGAGCCTTAAGGTCTGCGATCATAGCTACAAGTGCATCCACTTGCTCAGCAATTAATGGGCGAACTATCTCTAGTATTGCCTCTGCATCTAAAGCAGGATCTACAGCCATAGTCTCTTCTTCTACTACTTCCTCCTCTTCTACTACTGTATCTGCTAGTGTGGCCTCAACCACTTCTGCATCACGTATCTCTGTAATCTCTCCGTCTACTACGACATAGATCTTACCCTCAATCGTGTGTTCTCCGTCAGGTAATTTGTTCATGTTTATATCTGTTTTTAATTGTGTTACCTCTTTTAATTTCATGCCTAAGTAACCCTCAATGCTGAAGCCTACCTGATCATTATCTACTAGATGGTTGTAGTACTCTGCATCAGTTACCTGAGCTGTTACCATTAAGGTGCCTGTTGGTACTTCTATACCAAAGCTAGAGTATGCCTTATCTTTAGTAGGGTTGTCTACTATCCATGCTTCGAGTACATAGGCTGGTACTGTCTCAGTAGTGTCATGTTCTAAATTGAACAGATCCTTATTAGACATATCACGCATAAACTTTGCATGAATCTTCTCTATTTCCTCTTTACTAAAAGATACATAGTACTCTTTGCCATCCTCGTCATCCTTACGATATATTTCCATAGGAATTAATGCAGGTGCTACTATTCTATATTTGACATTATCCTTAAAGATCATTTGCTTAACCTGAGAATTGAAAGCCATCCCCATTACCTTAATAGCAGGAGTAGATGTGAAAGCAATTTGCTCTATACCTAAGTCCTCCCCATTCTCGGAGTATTCAGGATCAATCGTAATTTTATAAACAGGTAAATTTTCTTTTGCCATACCTATATTATAAAAATTTATATATTTGTAAAAAATTAACTTATGATAACCATTTTAGGTAGGGAGATCCCCAACAGAGTAGATGAGCTAACTATTGACCAGTTTGAAGCCATTACAGAAATCAGTAATAATCAAAGCATTGACCCTATAGATAGGCACCTGCAGATATTCATATCATTAGGCATCCCTGAAAAGGAGTTTTTTGATTTTGACGTGGCTGATTTTATTGATATTGTTAAGGAGTTTAATGATGGCAATAAGGATGCTGAGCTAGCTGATCCTGTGACTACCCTAGAGCTAGATGGTTATGCTTACTCTGCACAGTTTAAGTTAACTGTTCGTGAAACAAAGCTAATAGAAAAGATAGCTATCACTAAACCTAAGGGATACATCTCAGATATACTAGCTGTTATGTTTAAGAGGGATGACCTTACCAATGCTGAGCACTATGCTGAGGCACATCTTAAGCTAAAAGCTAAACTCATTAAGGGCCTTAAAGCAGATATAGCTATTCCATACCTTATGTTCATTGCTAACAAAATTAAAGCACAAGTACCTGAAGCTGATGATACTATTACTGCCGAAGAAGTGGAGTGATATCTCTGTTGAAAAGTTTATAGAAATAAGCGACATAGACAAAGAGCTAGGGCCTTGGCATTATAATAGTGAGATACTATCTATCATAACAGATGAGCCTATAGAAATTATTGAGGACCTAGAGATAGATATCCTTAATGCTTATATTGATCAGTGTAAGTGGGCCATGTCTCAACCATCTAAACAATACAAGCATAACCTACTAGGGATGCAGATAAAACCACTAGCTAAACTGTCACTCTTTGAGTATATTGATCTTGACTATTTTTTTAACAATAATTACCTAAAGAATATAGATAAGATCTGTGCTATACTTTACAGACAGGCGAAAACCAATAGATGGGGGGAGGAGATCCTGGAGCCTTATGATTATGATATCAATATAAGAGCTGATAAGTTTCTAGACCTACCCATTACAGATGTGTATGGTATTATCAATGAGTTTCTAAAATTTAGAGAGAATTTTCTAGATGTTTATGCTAATCTGTTTGGGGAAGTGGATGAGATAACGGAAGAGGATAGAGCTACCCTAGATGTGGAAGAGATAAAAGATTTAGAGCAGGAAAAAAAAGAGAGTAAATGGTCATGGGAGCGTATGCTCTATGGATTGACTAATGGTGACATAACTAAGACTGAAGCAGTAGGAGCTCTACCCCTTACCTATGTATTTAACGTACTTGGGATGAAAAAAGAATTAAACATCTAAAGGATAGCCATCAGTCCAGGTAGCAGGAGCTTCAATAGGGAAAAATGAGTACACTATTGACTTACCACCTCCAAAAATTCGAGCTATATCCATGATAGGATACTTTTTAGTAAGCCATTCAGTGTACTGGCTGTATATCTCAGTAGTAATACCTGCAGAGTCTAGCTCATTAGTAAATTGTCTAACCAAATCATAGGGCTCTATTACTCCACCATTCCACAAAGTAGCACCATTATTTAGATACATAAAGTAATACATGGCTATTATCTCTATTTCTATGTTGCCTAATGCAGGTACTTTGGCATTAATACGTATACTATCTACCAAGGTACCCTCTTGAAACAGGCCATTTGACATGATGATATTCTTCAATATGTTTGCCATCTTTCGCCTAGTAGGATACTTGACCATGAAGGTTGCAGAAACAGGGTAATTTGCCATTTATAAGTCTTTAAAAATATCCATAGTACTATCTATAAGGATAATGCCCTTATCAGTTTCTACATGGAGCTGTGTATCATTCAATATCTCAACAGGTCCAGTAATAGTATAGGTCTCTCCGTTAATTTCAAACATATGCAAAAACTTTGTATATATCCACATTAGCTACATCTGCTGTATTTTGGCACTGCATTGCGAAGATGATATATTGATTAACATTTTTATTAAAGGTACTAGTTAGTATTGTTCCTGTGGTATATTCTGAGAAGGTAGTACCTACCATAGTGCGAAGGCTAGTACCATCATAGCTGTAGTTACGTTCACAATATCCTACGTAGTTAGAACCTCCTCCATTCATAGTGAACACCCCACTTATCAATGAGGCACCTGTTAAGCTGTTCGTAGTGTTGGTGTAGATCCTGCCATATATCTGCCCTAGGTTAGAAGTCTGCCTATACATTCTGAATACTAGCTGTAGTATATTGTTACTGTTCAAAGTATTGGCAGGTATTAGTAAAGAGTGAGATATAGTCACAGTGTTAGTCACTGTTGGCGTACCTAGTATACCACTATATCCTAATAGCTTAGGACCTATCGTTACATTACCACTACCCACTAATGAGTTACCATTGACACTCTTAATGTTGGTAGTTGATACTAGTGTATCCTGCTTAGCATTTAATGCACTCTGTAGATCAGTCTGAGTTGATAGCGTTCCTGTAATACCTCCCCATGTTGCACCACCACCACTAGCACCTGCAATTATCTGAGCACCTGTAATAGTATTATTGACTTCTA